TCTTTAAGTTGAGAATATAGCTCAGTAGATGAGTTAACAAAAGCGCCTCTGCCTATTGCTGATAGTAAATTACCAGCACCTATTACCATACCTGTACCAAATTTGCCTTGTAAATTTATTTTCTTAAGTATATTAATAATACCCATAAGATAGACTCGATAACTGCATAGAATAAAGCTACGCTACCGTACTTTATCTCCATGTGTTTAATGTTATCGCTAGTGAGATCACTTTTTTTGATACCGTTTTTTACTATAAAAAATAAAGATACGCATATGCACATAGCATATATCGCATCTATATAATAAATTTCTCCGAAAAAATATTTTAATAGCTTTACAAATAGCAGCGCTACGACACATATTGCTGTAGCGCCGATGAATACTATCGCAAATTTCTTCATTGTTTATTATCCATATCTGACTGTATTACGCCGCCTACCAGTCCGGTACCTACTTCAAATATGGTCTTATAGTTACCATCTTTGCCTCTTAGCATCTTCTCATCTATATCTCCATCACCATTTGCGTACATCTTTCATCAGACCCCTATTTTTGCTCATTCTTATTAAATATTTTAAGTGCTGTCCTTGAGACTATAATAACGAGTATAAAAATAGCAATATACCGTATGTATCCTTCAAAATTATCATAGATAAATTTAAAGCCGAGCAAATATATTAAAATAAGTGTAATTGTCGACAAAATGTCAAATTTAGTTAATCTATTTGCAATATCGTCTTTAACGAAAAAAGGCATAACGCAATATACAAAAATACAAATAAAAAAGGAGACCGAGAGAAGATCGGCCTCACTCCAACCCCTAATATAGTACTTCCCATAGATCATACACAAAACAAGCTCTACAAATGATATACAACCCGCAGCTATTCTTTCACTTTTTTCCCATTCCCGCTTCCTATCTTGGCAATATCGCCTAAATTTTAAATGAATTTATATGAAATTTACATCGTAAACGAGATGGCGCTATATTTTAGGTGCTTTTTTATCGTGCTTGTCGTTAAATTTAGTTAGTGGCTTGCCGCAGTCTGGGCACCAAGAGATATCTTTGCCGACTTTAATGGCTTTGCCGCAGCTATCACACCATTTGTATCGGCGCGCATTTAAAATAAGAGTATCTTGCATATAAAATGAGAGCGAGGCAGAAATCCATATTCTTTCACTCTCATTTTATATGCCGATTTTGTCCTTTTAAACGCCCTTTAAAATGTCTTTAAAGCTCTTGTTCGCTTTTAATCTATATGCTTCATGTCTCTAAGTAGACCTACAAATCTACCTACTATTTGACATTCACATTGATAAAATCTCATAGGTGTATAAATAGGATTGTAAGATACTAACATTAATTCTTCTCCTTGTTTATAGCACTCTTTGATGACTAGCCCGTCCGGAGTGTTTACCGCATATACGTTTCCGTCTTTATATGGTACGCCTCTTGCTATCATGCATAAATCCCCGTTGCAAAGATGGGGCTCCATACTATCGCCTTGAGCCGGTATAATATCAACAGGATAAGGCCCGCTGCAGTTACTAAATTTATTTAATATTTTGTTATCCATTACTACCTCGTCAAAATCTTCGTCTTCATTCCAACCTCCGCCGCCGAGGCTTGCTCTAACGTTAAATAGCCTTAGAGTTTTATATCTCTTTTCGGACTCGTCCAAACTTTCGCCCTCTTGATTGTAAAAGAATAAATTGATAGAAATTTTGCGTTTTACCAAAAAATCCATTATTTGCTTATACGGTATGGCGTTTCTAAATTTCATCTGGGCGTAGGCGTTGGGGTTTATCCCCAGTTCTCTAGCTACATCGCCGTCTTTAATGTTTTTCTTGCCTTCGGTAGCCAATATGTCCTTTAATCTTTCCGTAACTTCGTTCATATTCATACACTCTCCTTTTGGTTTTATTTTGTAATAAATTTATCTAATTTTAGTACAAATGTTAAAATTTATTATGTTTTATAAGGAATATACCCGAACCACAGCCCATACACAGCTGTGTAGAGTTATAGTCTACCATAAAGAAACAAAGGAGATAATATGGTAAGAGCCGAGCTTAAAAGGTTGATCATAGAAGCCCGGGATTTTGATTTTAGGAGCAGAACAATGTTTTGTATATGGAGCCCGAGCTGGAATGCCAAGATAACGATAGAGGGTAGGTATGAATATAAAATAGCCGATATCAAAAGCGAGATTATAAGATGTGAAAAGGCCATAAACCGTGGTGAGCTAGCCTGTAATGTTAAAAATCAAAAATACATGGCCGCTCTTTACAAAGAATTAAAAAGACTAGGTGGGGCGGCATAAACCGCCGCCTCTTAAAAATTCATAATCAATAGCTCGCCGCTAGTTTTTCTTTCCACTGCGTTGTTTAGGCTATAACTTACCTCAAGCTCTTTGACATTAAGGCCCGCGTAAAGATCGCGTACCATTTCGCAGTCGTTATAGCTAAGCATAAATTTAGCCTTGACGCTCTTTAAGATTTGAGCTAAATTCTGATGATCAGACGTCGTAAATCCATCCGCCGTCTTGTAATAGCTTTCTGTGCCTACGTAAGGCGGATCTGCGTAAAAGAGAGTGTCGGTGCCGTCATACTGTTCTATCAGCTTTTCATAGCTCAAATTTTCTATAGAAGCGCGCTTTAGACGCCTTGAATATATAGAAAAGTCCCTGTATATATTTTTAGCACTTCTGTTTTTGGGCATAGCAAAATTATCCCCTTTTGCGCCGAAGCTTAGGCTTATTTGATAGTAGTAAAACGCCGCAGCCTCTATCTTGTTTTTAGGTTTTATCTTACCCTCTTTTATGGCGTAGAATATCTCGCGGCTTTTTAGCATAGCGTCCACATAGGCACTTAGGCTTTGCGGTCTAGTCCCAATAATGCGGTGTAAATTTATGAGATCGCCGTTGATATCATTGATTATCTCGATTTTGCTTGGTTCTTTTTGATAAAACACCGATAGCGCACCACCGAATACCTCAACATATTTAATATGTGGTGGCATAAGAGGGATTATCTTGGTTGCCAACTTTGATTTACCGCCTACCCAGGCAAATGGAGCCTTTAGTTTAGTAGTATTCATGATTTTCCTTACAAATTTAAATTTTTTCGCTACCTTGTAAGAAAATTTAGTAATATTACATTGCTACTTTGTATTTACGAGGTGGGGTTGCCGGCGGCTTTGCTTCGTATTTTTTTACCCCTCAAATTCGATCTCTATTTCGTAATTATCCGTACTCAATCTATGGCTTACGCTTTTGATACTAAATTCGTTTGCTTCTAGTCCCGCTATGCCGCTAAATTTAAGCTTTCCGCCCGCTACTATATTTGCTCCGGGTAAAGAGCACCTACCGTTTATTCCGCCCTTTTGTAGTTCGTTTAGCTTGGCTTCGCCTTGTCTAAAAGCCTCGTTATCTGATTTTGGTTGGGCTATTTGCATCTTGTAGGTTTGCTCGCCCGAGCCTACCTTAATACTCTTTGTTTTTCCCGCTTCTATGTCTTGCCACTCTACTATGACGGCACCGTATGAATTTCTATTTGCCTCCGTGATCTCCAAGGAGTAAAGCTCGGCTAAGTTTAGGGTAAATTTAGGCAAGCTCTCGTTTTTAGGCGTATTTGAAGTTTGCGTTTCATCCCCTTTGGCGTCTTTGGATGCTATGACGATGGTGTTATTTTTTACCGCCATTATAAAGCCGTAATCAAAGCACAGCCCATATAAGAAATCTAGATCCCCCGCGTCGTTTTGCAAGACGGATGCGATGTTTTGATCCTGTCCGGACGTTTTTACGGCAAGCCTATTTTCGGCGGCTATTTTTCTTGCTATTTCAAATACTGTGGTATTCTCCCAACTTCTGCGTTTTTTAATCTTTTGGGGGCTAGCGAAATTTACGGAAGTGGCTCTTACTTCGGTGGTATAATTTTTATAGTCTCTACTAGCCGTTTGCACGCTAAACGAGCCGCAAAGATAAAGATCGTCCCCGTATCCTAGCCAAAGCTTTATATTATCGCCGAATACGGGCTTGGCATATATACCGCTAACGCTAAAGCTTATCTCGTCGCTTTTGCTTCCCTCTTTGTCGTCGAAATTTAGGCTGATTAAATTTGCCCTGATTATCTCCGTAATATCTTTGCCGTTTGCTTCGAGCTTGAAATTTGGATGCTTTACCATAGCTTATTTTGCTCCTTGGCTTTCTCTTTTATTTCGGGCAAAAATACCTTGTCACCCGCTTTAAGCGTAGCGGCTAGTTTTGGATTTAGAGCTAATACTTGCTCGAAAAATCTCAAATGTCCGTAATGTGCATAAATGATAGTATCGAGCCTATCGTTATCCTTGGCTATGTAAATTTTAGTCATAATCTCTCCTGAGCTCCAAACTAAAACTCTGCGTAAAAAACGCTCCGTTTGGAGTGAATACGGCTTGCTTTTCGCTGATTTTAATAACCGCGAACCTGCCGAAATATTTGCCGTTTCCGTTGGTTAGCGCATAGCTTTGCCTACCGCTCGCTAACTCGTAAAGCCTTTTTAGCGCCGTCTGTTTGTCGCCGTTATAGGGCATGGTCTGGCCCTCTATATTCACGGTTTGGTTGCCGAGATTTGCCGCAAATAAAACGGGGTGATTTTGGATACGATCCTGCGAGCTTATGCCAAACTCGGTCTCCAGCGATATACCGCCTACTTGCTTCCAGTTAAATTTAAATCCGCCCAAATTTAAGACCATAGTTTTTACCTTTGCTCTCTTATTTCGGTATTGGCGCTGTTAAATTCATCTCTTTTAAGCGCCTCTTTGACGCCTCTTGTTATTTGAGCCTTAAAGCTTTCCAGATCGAATTTGCCGTTGCTCGAATTGAGCAAAAAATCGCCGTTAAAGCTTATATTTACGCTTCCGTTTAGCCCCGCGGCCTTGGCTTGATAGGTCGCCTGAGGCTTGGTTGCCGCGGATAAGGCCTCTTTGGCCTTTATCGGCGCGCTTTGAGGCTCCTCGTCGTTAAACCAAGAAAAAGGGTTATACCAGTTGCTCTCTTTGCCGTCTCCTATGCCAAGAGCGTCTTTCGTCCAATCGGTAGCCGCCCCGAGTGCATCGCCGATAGAGCTAACGGTATCTACGACCCACTGAAATTTCTCGGATACCCAATCAAAAAAGCCTCCAAAGATAGATCTCCACCACTCTACTACCGAATCGAATATAGAGCTAAAGAAATTTGAAGTAGCCTCCCAATAGGGCTTTACGCTCTCCCAGATATTTCCAAAAAAGGCTTTTACTTTGTCCCAGTTTTCTATAATCCATGCCGCGCCCGCTCCTAAAGCTACTACCAGGGCTCCGATACCGGTAGAGATGAGGGCTAGGCGCATTATTTTCATGCCGGCCGCAGCCGCGAGAGACGCGCCTCTTACCGCCGCCATAGTCGCCGCCCATGCTTTACCCGCGGAGTTTGCTATCCAGGTAGCCGCTGCCGCGGCTTTCATACGAGCAGCTGTGATCAAATATGCAGCGTTTAGCTTTAGGGTAGATAAGTATTTGAGTTTAAATACCTCTTTTAGGAGGCTAAACGCCGTGCCCAGTATCTTGGCTTGTTGCCAAACTATACCTAAACTCCAAGCTAGAATTTTAACGGCCGGAGCCAAGGTCACGAAAGCCAAAAGGCCGCCCGCTAGACCGAACACGAATTTAGATATTTCAGGGCGTTCTTTTATAAACCAAGACATGCCGCTTGCGATAGAATTTAGCGCCGAGGTTAGAAGTTTTAGCGTCGGTAAAAACGCTTCGCCTATGGATGAGCCTATATTTCTCCAGGCTTGCGCTAGTCTTTCGAGGCTCGATTTGGTAGTATTTAGCTTGACTTGTAGCTCGCGCTGCATACTTCCCGCGGCTTCGTCCGAAAAAGCCATCTTCATATTGGCTTTAAAGGCATCCATATTCGTAATCAAGCCCGCGATTTCGTCGCTAAAATTTCCGCCCATCAAATCATAAAGCAGCCCCGCCTGAAGCTCTTTAGGCGCGGCAGCGATACGATCTAAAAACAGCGTCACGGCCCCCGCGGCGTCTTTACCGATAGCCGTTTTTAAATACCCCGCGTCAAGGCCTATAGTAGCTAGAGCTTCGTGAAATTTCTTGCCTTGATTGTCCACGTTGGCCAGTCTGGTATAAAGAGAATTTAGCGACGTACCTACGACCGACGGGGCCTTGCCGGTACTTAGCATGCTTGCCGCGATCGCACTGGCGGCTTTTTGGCAGGGCGAAAAGCTCAACGTCATCAACGCCACCTTTCGCGAACTGCGCGATCCCGAGATTTACGACAAGATAGAAGGGCGTTCCGTGGCCTATCTTTGCGACGAAGGCCGTTCGGTCTTTTCGTTTTTGGAGAATCCTCACCTGCGCAAAGCCGGTAAGTCGGTGAAAACCTACGTGTTGCGTTTGGTCAAGACCGTGCACGTGCGCTTCGTCCCCTGAGTGCTCGACACCCTGCGGCAACGGTCGTGCAAAACACGGGAAGTTTTCGGGAAAACAAGCCTTGTTTTCGCGAAAACTTCCCGTGTTTTTTCTTATTCTTGGCGACTTTTTTGCAGAACTCCTCGTTGCCTTCGTACAATCGGGGAAGTGTCGGGCGATGCCCCTCGCCGGTGGGGGGGCGACAGCGCGCGGGAAGGCCGTTTGTGCCCATGAATGCAGGCGGAGTGCGCGTCCGTGTACAAATGCTTGCGAACGGGCAAATCGTTTGAGAAAAAAGTAGTATATTTGCACCGACGTATCTCCAAACGTCAGCTTGCTTTTACATCGCCCGTCGGCGCGCTCGCCTGCAACGTCTGCCGCTTCCGATTTCTTTCGGGAGAGCGGCGCATTTTTTGCGGCTGCTGCGGCGCAGACCGACGCTTGCGGTCACAGCTCGTCCCGCAGCGGGCGGGACGGGTCCCAG